TTTGATGCCCGCGTTGAAGCCTTTGCTGTCAACACTTGTATCTATGCGAATACTACCGTCATATCTGCCTGCCATTATTTTCGCTCCCGACAATATTTTGCATAAATGCCTTCACTGACCAATAAATCTTTGTACCAGGATAAGATTTCGGGGTGCATTTTTTCAACCTCTTTTTTTATTTCTGGTTGAGAAAGCAATTCTGCCATAATTTTAGGATCGTAAGAACGTTTATTTTTCATATACCATCCTTAAAAATTCCGCTTCCTGCTCTTTTTCTTCCAGCGTTCTTGTGTCCACATCTGGAATGTCGAATAAGTCACCAATTTCTATCGCTGCCTGGCGCTCTTCTCTGGTTGCCTTGCCGGTCTTTACCCGTTTGCGTAAACCAACTAAGTTACAAAAAGCGGTATCGGATCCCAAATCCATAAAAAGCGCCATAAATTTCCACCAATGTAAATATTCAATTTCTGCCAGGTCAATTCCATGGGTCTGCTTGAAAGCTGCAAAGATCAGGTTGGCATCCTTACCAAAAGAATAAATCCTTGGAGCAGCAGGTATACTTTCCTCGTTTTCTTCAATGATTCCGCCATTCAAAAATTTGATCGCCTGGTAGGTTGCCTTTTCAATATTTTCTGGCATTTCTGGATATAAAAGTCGTAGCATGACGAATTGTTTTTCTTGGGTAACCAATTCATCGTCTTCAAATGCCAAAATTGCCCGCAAACAATTCCGATAATCTGAATTGATTGAATATTCTCTTCCATCTATTTCAACAGCAGTGGGCAATGGATCAAATAAAATATTTATTTCATCACCTTACCAGATAGATTTTCGTTAATGTGTTTTTCGATCTTTTCAGAACGTTCATTTTCAAGAACCCTCGAAATCCCATTGAAAAATTGCCCGATTAATTCTGGTTCAAGTGTGTTTCCAAATACAATTTGGGCAGTGCCTTCTCCAAAAAGAATGTCAACCTTATCCCAGAAATTTTCACAAACTTCTCGTCTGAAGGCGATACCTGCGGCAATATTTTTGGCTATACCGTGTTCGTCTTTTTCTTGGTTCTCTTCCAATTCCTTCGCACGCCGTTCATACTCAACTTGTTTCTTTTCAAATTCACCTATCAGTTTATAAAATTTTTCTATCCAAATATTATCATTTGGGTTGAAGGATATTTCACCAACGTTTTCTCCATCGCGCTCTACTGGAATATGTACCACGCCAGTTTTTATTTGAATCGGTTTCATGTGTCCTTTCAAAAGCCCGCCCTTTCGAGCGGGCTAAAAACTAAACCGTTTTTGTTACTTTGACTGTATAGGTCGCCGTTTCAGTTCCTACGGTAACACCTATGGTTACCACATTCAATCCCTCTAACCAGGTCAAATTGCCGTCTGAAATGGTTACCCCGTCAAGCTTGATAACTACGGTTGCACTTTCATCTTCCGGCGTAGCTTCAATGACCGCAGTAGTACCGGACGTGGTTGAGGTGTACCAAAGTTCGTTCCGATCAAATTCCGGAGTAAGTACCAGGCTTCCTATTGTTAAGGCAGATAGGGCTGCCAGATTAGGGTTTGGTGTGAATGTTTTTGAGGTCGGATTGTATTTTCCCAGCACTGGATCGCCGACAAAGTTCAATGTGAAGTTAACCTTGATCGGGCTACCGCCGTCTCCGCCAAAATCATCCACCATCACGCTTACTTCTTGGCGTTCGGCTGGATACTGATTGTCAACCGGGGTTTCATAAAGATAGACCATCAAAAGTTCTTTGTGGGCATCCCCTAAAACCGCTCGACTTTGACGTAATCCGTCAATCACATCCAGTACAGAATCACCAACCATCAAAGAGGCTTCGACTGGTAAAACGGGTTGGTAACTATCCACTTCAGTAGTTGCACTGTCTTGGTGGATATATTGTTCTGTGGTGACTTGCGGATTGTAATTGACGGTCGCAGATACCACCCCGTCGCCGATAATCGACCATGTAGGCGCTGCACTTGTTCCAGTATTCAAAAACTTTGCAAATAACGATCTTTTTTTCTTTTCAGATGCCATATCATTTCTCCTACGGCTGTTGCCGATAAACTAATTTGCACTGGATCTGATAAATGCCAGTGTCACTATCACCTTGTTCAAATAAATAACCCCAACCGGTAGCTTCAATGCTTTCAGCGGTCTTTTTTGTACCGGGGGTTGGTAAAACGCCCGCCGCCGTCTGACTTTCCAGCCAGTCGGCAAATTCTTCCTGAAAACCAATACTTTCAAGCCGTTCCAGATTATCTGCCGTGCTTTTGACGGTTTGAAACGCAAATGGGAATTCGCGCAAAGAACTACCATCAATATATTGCTCGACAATCCGGGAACCTGGCAACGGGACAATTGAATATTGAACCGGAACGCTACCTAAATAATCAACCCAAATCGGGGCACCGCTCTCCAGTCCGGTGTAGGTCGCTAAATAAGTTTTGATGCTGCTGATGATGCTCATTATCTACCTCTTCCTCCGGCAATTTTTCTAGCGCCATTGATCCAGTGCGTCCGATATATTTCTTTTGCCCGTTCAAACCAATACGGGCCTCGTAGCGGGCCGGTTGTGCTACCTGGTTTACGAGAACCATAATATTGGTATCTTGCGTATGGTGCAATCCATTCGACTTCACCGCTGCCAATTATTGTTCCAAGATCGCCGGATTTAATTAACATTCCAGTTAACATGGGGGTAAACTTTTCACAATTTTCTAAAACTTCATTGTCAAGCCATTTTTGTCCTTCGCTAAAACGACTTTGCCACTTGGGTTGAAAGTTTGTATTCCAAACCAACTCTGCTTTCAATGTTTTTTTGTTGATAAAAACTTTTCCACGGGGTGTTTTAATAATTGGTCTAGTCATTACTTCGCCCCAATCTGCCAGTGCTGCATCCCGGCACTTCCCATATCTTTTGTGTCAACGCTCGTGATTTTCACCACGTCGGCATATTTAGCCTTCAGGCTGGATATCGTGAAACTACTATTAATCACATCGGTGACAATACCCTTTACCAGAATATCACCAGACTTGAAGGCGAACGATCCCCGACTAAAAAGAACATAAACCGTAACGCTATTGGCTTCAAGTAAACCTGATTTGATGACATTTGCTGCCTTGTTGTTTTCCCACATAACGCCCCTAATTTCATGCCGGGTATAAACTTCATCCCCAGATGAAATACTTTTGTTGTAAAGCGTCATGTCATGCGGTGTTTTCATTCGTCCTCTAAAAGACCTGGGTACATTAATCCGGTATCGCCAAGATAAAACTTAGCTGCTTTTTTGATTTTGGTATAGGTTGTCAAGGCTGCTTTTGAATTTTCACGATAACTAACGGAATAATTACCTACCCGTTCGCTGGCAATTCCGTCCGTGTTGTCGCTTTTTTCGTTTGTCTGGATTTCTTCCGCAACCGCACAAGTCGCCATTTTTATCTTATCGATTAACTCAGCGTTTGTATCTTCCAGGATGACCGCCGGAACTCTGCCAAAAGTAAACCGATCTATGGCTGCCGAAGCCCGTAAAATTAATCGTGGAAAATCTGCTGAAGAGATTGCTGTTCCCAGATAGGTTTCTACATAATAATCGTAAGTAGCATAAGCAGTCATAGACTTTATCCTTTAGCTTTTGCGCAAGATCAATGCCATAAAAACCTTGGTACTAAGATCGGTCGCGCTTGTTTGTTGAATTTGATCGTTAACGGTTATCGCTGCTTCGAACTTAGTTGCCTGATCCCCAACATCGGCAGCGGCAACTCCGGTAACCGACAAAACCAGATCTCCGACCTTTACGCCGGTTAGAGTACACGCTCCGGCATTTGCAATACCTGAAAAACTGATAATATCCAGTTTGGTGGTTACCGCCGCCAAGGTAGCCGGAGTAACAGAGCGATCCGCATCCGTACCGGCAATAGCTTCGGCATCTGTAGCCAGCTCGACAATTCCCTTCGCGGTCGCACTGGCAACCTTTGCCTGCAAACCGGCTGGAGTAACTCCTTTTGTGGCGTCCGTTCCGGTTATGGTTTCGGCTTCTGATGCCAGCTCGATCAATTGGGCTGTCTCGATCGTTTCAAAATTCTGGTTGATCTGTCTTAACCAGTCTGAGCCTTGAATAGGCGCATAGACCATGATTACCTTCCTTTCTCTTTATCTGATGGGTTTGAGCCGGTTTTTTGGACCGGCTCTTTTCCAATTTAAGCCTTATTGTGAATATAGATCCCTTTGACTTTGTTGTCATACACCCAGGCGTCATGGTATAAACGATATTGGACTTTCCAATAATCGCCGTCTTGGTTGGTGTCAGGGTCAAAGATTTTCAGTTGGGCAAGTTTGGTTGCTTGATCACGTGCGCTTGGATGCAAGAGCATGAAGTTTAGGTCTTTGCCAGTCAAGGTTGTTTTAGAGTAGCCACCGGCGTCAACAGCACTGCCAGCGTCTAAAGTGATTTCGGTATAGAAACGACCTTGCGGGACAGGGACAATTTCAATTCCATCCAGAGATGGTACGCGTCGATCCACACTTCCGCCCGTCCCATACATTCGGGTCACAGCAGCTTCGATCATGTGCTGAACGCTACTGGATACGAAAAGTATCCGACCTTCCACCGGCACTTCTTCATCATCCAGTGCCTGCTTTGCAGCGTCAATCGCAGCTAAAACGGTTGTGCTGGACAATGTTGCCGGAGTTGCAGACTGAATACCAGACGCACTGGCGTATTTATAGAAACGGTAAGCGTCCACTTCTGGAGCAACAGCCGTACGGATAAATTCACCCGCCAATGTACCAAACGCCATGCCTAAACTTTCTTCGTCATCCATGCGGTCAATGTTAAATTCCCGACCACGTTCGGCAGTAAGGGTAACGGTTTCCCATGTACCCACTATTTGCCCCTTAGGATAACCACCGGAGCGACTATAGTCTCCCATCCCGACAATTTCCGTTTTGAAGATGCTCACTTGGGCAACTCCGCCATTGTCAATCGGTTTGGTCATACTATCTAAACGAGATGTGACCGATGAAACTTTATAAATTTCATCTAAAATAGGCTGAAATTTTTCAGCTAATGCAATTGATTGAGACATTTTATTTTCCTTCTGGAGTAATTAGTCCCGCCGCTTTTCTGGCTGCCTCTACAACCTTATCGGTAAGTACAGATTGATTGTTTCCACCAACCACGATTGTCGGGGGTTGTTTGTCATTTTCGAACAGGAAATCATTGGCTTCCTTGATTTTATTAAGTTGATCTTCCAAGCCGATGACCGACCCGTCAGTCTCATTCAACTTTAGATTTTCCAGATCCAACAGTGCTTTGACCGCTTTGGCGTTTTTAGCCTTTGCGCCGGTCAATGCACCATCAAGCGCATGATCAAATTTAAGTTGGGCAACCTGCTTTTGAGCTTCGGTTTGGATGGTTTCTGCTTTGGTTTTCCATTCATCGGCTGCCTTCTGGATGCTTTCAACGTCCAGTTTTTTGAAGCCTTCAATGGTTGAATTGGCTTCCGTCAACTGATCTTTGGCAGATTTTAGCTCGGTTTCAATGGTAGATATTTTTCCTTTTAGAGATTCAATATCCTTGCCGTTTTCTGCCATGATCTTATCAATTTGCTCTTCTGTTAAACCTAATGTTTTTAATTCATCGCGTTTCATTTTTTCCTGTTCTCCTTTTTTCGCTTACGCTTTTGTTCGTGGTCGCCTCACGTGGCGCCGGCGCTTTGTACGTTTGCCGGATAACGAAATAAAATAATAAAATAAATCTTGAATATCACCATACAATCAAATTATACAATGAGTTTATATTTGCTCCCTTGGATATTGCCGATCAAGTCCGGTTTGGCGAATGAAGTCTCGCATTTTAGCCTGCAATTTTCTTATCCTCATTTTTTCAGTCCCATTGGGCAGCTTTGCCGTATCGAGTGCATCCGCTTCTCGCTTCGTTTTGCGGATCTCTCTTTCAATCGCCCGCTGTTTTTGGGTGGCTTCATACACGCTCATTTTTTCGCCATTATATGACACCATCTTATCAGCGTAGTCATTCAATTCTGCCTGCGAGTAAGAACTTTCTGAGACGCCTTCGATGTAAGCATGAAAATTGTGCCTGCAATTCCAACCCATCAGCCCAACGCCCGTGCCATATCCGGTCGTTTCTTCAAAGTTTGGGTACTTTTTAGTTGCACCATTGAGGCTATAAACTTTACCTTGCCAGCTTTCGTGATTCATTGGACCCGACCCTTTGTTTCTCGCTCCAATGTGTGCCGACACCGAAACCAGATTTGCTCCCATCTCATTCGCCCTGGCAATCTGCAAGTTTCCGATAGTCTGATTAATTCCAGTTAGTACCGTTCTCCTCATTGCCACATCTAATTGTTCTTGATGGTTGGTGGCATAATTAATCACTGGCAATCCATCTTGTGCGACCTGTTTTACTGCCTGTCTGATTGCAGCATTATAATCGAAAGCTCCGGTTGAGATTTGCATATAAGCCAGGTCGGCAGCCGAAATAAAGGCTTCTTGTCCGGTTATCGCCGTTGTCATGGTTAAGTTGCGCATAACGCCCATGGTTTTGTTAAGACCGGCTGCTAAAACTTGTACCATTGCAGGTGATAAATTAAGCGGAAGCGGTTTCAATCCTGCTTTGAGATAAACTGAATCATCAAATTTCATCGCCTTGACGCCCGCTTCTTTGAAAATTGAGCGTAATTCTGGCTCACTTTTTCCAGTTAACCAAGTTAGCCGCTCCAGAATATCATCATAAAGCATTCCCGCCTGGTTCAATCTCTGAACCTGCCAAGCTGCTGACGGGCTGGAGTAATCCAATTTAACCAACCGGCGCACGATGTCATTAATCACGGTATCAACATAATCTTGATAGAGATTGGCGACTGGATTTGTAAGTGCGTCAAGTTGATCGAATGTTAACATTAAACCTCTTGGGTCTGGAATAGGTCAGTGGGTTGTTCTGCTTGTATCTCGGCAATTTTTGCTTTTGCGGTTTTCTCGTCCTCACCAAAATTCCGTATTCTAAATTCAATTTTACTCATAATTTGACTTGAGACAAGCCTCAGGTCTTGTTGAAATTGGACGTCCTTGTCCACGATCACGCTATCATCAAAATCAAAAGCGATCGAGTAAGCGCCTGCTGGTGCCAGCCGGTAAAGGGTAGCATATATATCCATGGCGTATAAAAGCTCTTCCAGTGCATTTTGTAACGCCTTTTGTGTATCCGTAATGGTGGCGAAAGTGCGCTGTTTGCTAGTTTTGATCTCGGTAGCGGTCTTATCAATATTTTGTGGATCGCTTAGCGTCCCGTATGCTAGCCCACAAGTATATTCAATCCTTTTGAGAATGGCATCCAATCCATTGAGCAAGTTAACTTCACGGAAGGTTGGCGACCAGGTTTCAAATAATTTTCCTTCTCCAATGCTGCTTCCAACGGTATCAAGCTCCCGATATAGTCGCTTGTTCGGCAAGATGGAATTTCCGTCTTTGTCTTTTTTGAATGCGATCTCGTCAACATACATTGCCCGTTGACCGCTTTCAAACTCCCATAACAGATTAGACCATTGGACATCAGCGTCTCTGATCAAATTAACAGCTCTAGAGTAACATGAAACACCAAGCGGAGAAGTTGGATCAACATTGTTTGCCATAGGATAGCGGAAATATGCGAACAACGGTTTTTCGATGCCGGTAATAATAGCCTCAGGTTGAAGCCCAGCCCATGCTTCAACAGAAGTAAGCGAAACTTCGTTCCCCAACACATCTTTTGTGGAGCTTTTGAAAGCCATGTTGCGGATCGAGCAGCCGTTATCGGTCATTGAATGGTATTCCAAGCGAGTATAAAATTTGTTTCCGATGGTACGTTGATCGGCAAAGATGCAGGCGATAATATTCCCGTTCGCATCAAAAGAGACCGGGTAAAACATATCGGCTTGTACATAATCGACTACAATTTGATCACCATTCACGTAAGGTTTGAAAATCAATCCACCTTTAGCAGCTCCCTTTTCAACCTGTTCGCGTAATTTTGGCAAGACCTTTTCAAATTGTTTGGATAGATATTCCGCCCTGGCACTACCAGTGATTTCTACTCCCATTTCAATGGTGACTGACCGGGCAATTTCCGAGGTAATCGCGGCTGGCAGATTGAGCGACTTGATGTTATCCATCAACCACGGAGCTCGATTTTCATACATCAAAGACCACAATTGCAAATTTTCTGCCATTTTCGTACTAATCGCAACGTCGACATTCAATTTTTCTTTTATGGAATTTTGCCCAATCATTTTATTTAAAAGCTCCTTAATCCATGCCAGGATTTTTTGAAACATGCTTTACCTCGCTATCGCCGCGGTCCATTGTTCCCACTTTTTTACCATATAATTTTTACATTATAGCTTGGACGCATGAATTTTACCGCCATTGGTATCGGCATCAAAATCAAGATCGGCAAGATTTTCTATTGGAACAATCATAGAATCTCCAATTCCAAGAGGGAATCCCTTTGATGCTTTACTTTGTCCGTGATACATAAACCAAACATTACCAGTATTGGTTGGATTCGCCTTAATCACCCAACCACCCGGATTGGTCTTTGCGGGTCCTTGAACAACCGTCCCTGCTGTAGTGACTGTGATTATTTGGGTAAGATCGGCATCAGCAGCCACAAGCAAACCAACTGTTTCATCAACATAATTATTTCCAACTAACTTTTTTCCCATTCTTCGCTCCTCATATTCATAAACGTTTATTGTCCTCTGCGTCTCCAGATTAGGTTCATTGCATATCTGGTCATGTCGATCGAATGATTGTCTTTGTCCGGGTAATCGCTAAGTAACTCCCCGTCTTTAGTGCGCAAATATTCATAAGCCGTGAACTCCCGTGCGGTATCTGGACAACGGACGGGATCAATAACAATTTTTGCCAGGTTTTGTAACCACTTGATGGAATAGCGTACCGATCCGCTGCCTTTTTCGCTGCCACGGACTACTAACCCGTTGTCGTTGAAATCGGCAACAGATTTCGGCTCTGCACTATCTGCAATAATCATGTTTTGGGGCGTGCAACGTTTATCCTGGATCAGCGCATCGGCAAGTTCTTTATTGCTCATGTGCAATGGATATTTCGAATTTCCAGTGCGGAGTTCGTCATAAATATATAGTTCCCGTTTGCCGGCATGATAATACATTCTACCCCAGTGGAACGGATCAACCGCATAACCCCAGTCAATGCCCTCATAAACATGATCAAATTTTTCTATTTCAGCATCGGTAATTGTACGCTGTTCAACATTCGGGAATACGCTCCCGCCGGAACTGTTTGCGATACCTAGATACTCATTTTCATAAGCAGGGTAGTTAACTTCTTTTAGATATTCAGCTTCTGCGATAAAGACCTGCCCAAGCCATTCGGGGGGCATTTCAAGATAACTGGATTTGTGAATATAACGACCCGATTTTGGCAACGCCATTTCTTTGTTCGCCCAGTTGTTTTTTGAGCGCGGCGTGTTGAAAACCTTGAAGATATAAGCCGTATCCGTCCCTCGGATCGCTGATTGAGTAATACTCCGTACGGCTTCCGGCCCATTAAGTTGATCATATTCTTCAAAGTGTAAAACTGCAATTGCACCAAACGAAGGCTTAATGGATTTTATGGATGTCGGATCATCTGCTCCCCTGAAAAATATCTTTTGTCCAGTCGGAATATAAGTTATTTCAAGCGGTGAAGTCGTAAATTTATAGAGATGAGAATGCCCTATTTCATTGACCGCCCACTCAATCTGTGAAAAAACGCTATTTCTAAGCGTGGTCGCATATTGCCTGATAACCAAAACATGCCAGGTCGGATTATTCTCCAGAAGCAGAACATCCATCATAGCGACAAAAGTTGATTTACCAGAACCACGACCGTCATCAAAAACATACTCGGTATGAGCATGCGCGATGATATCTCTATAAACGTCCGTATAAGACCGGGCAATCTGATCAGCGCGTAATGCGGTCATTACGGGTTCAGCGTTTTGGTTTTGCTCTCCGTCTTTTGTAATTTCCGTACGCTCCACGTAGCCCCGACCTTTGCCTTGAGTCGACAATTGGTATTTGATCGACCACGGTTCGCCCTTCTGTACTGCTTGACGCAATTTTAACTCTGCGATGTCGTTCAATTCTTCCGTGTAGAATTCTTTTACTTCGCGAACGTCAGCATACTTATTGATATAACCGTAAATAGCAGTGTGAGAAACATTAAGCCGAGCAGCTGCAAGATATACAGCTCCCTTGGTTTCCTGTAGTGCTTTTATTACTTTTTGTTTGCTCAGTTTTGCCATTTTAACTTTTTCTACTGTTGTAAAGTTTATAAAATCAAACGCCTATTTATAAAATATCTTGATACTTTATAAGCTGCTACTCTATCTGTTTTGGCTTTTCAATTTGTGCTAGAATATTATTTTTTACATGCAATGCAATTGATCGCATAAATAACGGTGGTACGCTATTTCCAAGTACATCTACTTTTTGTCTTTGTTTTCCAATCAATCTAAATTCATTTGGAAATGAACATAATAATTGAATTTCTTCAACTGTTAAAAATCTATTTTTACAATAATGTATATCCAAATTACCGCCTTGAGTTCCTCCACTTTTACACTGTGTTCCAATTGGTTTATTGGAAAAAATTCTTTTTTCTGATGTTCCATAATTATATTGTTTTTGTCCTGGTAAAAGATTATTAAATTCTGGTTTATTCTCTATATAATTATTTTCTAAATGCCCTATTGCTTCTTTAGCCGTTACTGGTTTACTCTCTGCCTTAGGATGACTTGGATAAATTCCTAAATCCTCGCGTACTCCAATAAATATCATTCGTTGCCTAGATTGTGGAACGTTAAAATACATAGCATTCAATAACTTTGCTGTCACTTTATAACCGCTTGCTTTTAGTTCTTTTAATATTTCAACAAAAACAAATTTCATTATCCCTTTTACCATACCAGATACATTTTACATTACAAATACTTTTGGCTGTAATCCACGTAGTAATCTAATATATTCTTTAAATAAACTATTACGCGGATCATCTATAATTCTTTTCCCAGCTGTTGAAAAGCCCTGGCATGGAGGAGAACCATCAAATATATCCAACTCACCTGGTTTAAGTCCAGTCATCTCTAATATTTCATCAATTGATATTTTTGCAATATCACCATAATAAACAGGCACATCTTGAAAATTTAATTTGAAAGTTTCTACTGCGTTATTGTCCCATTCAATTGCTAATAACTCTTTAAATCCTGCCATAGAATAACCAAGAGAAGATCCACCACAGCCCGCGAATGTACTAATTACAGTTGGTGCAGTTTCTTGTTTTGGTTTCAAATGATCGTTCCAACAAGATTCTAAAAATGGTAGATAATCAATCTTTTTTAGCTGCATGTTTATTTCCGCACTTTTCACAAATACAAATTTCTATATCATCCGTTATTGATTCATCATATTCTTTAAACTCTGGCACTTCAACATCAAATTGATTTTCAAGGTCTTTTAGATAACTATTTAACTTGCCTTCATCGTCCTTGATCTCATTCAGCAAGTCCTCCACAACTACCGCATCCCATGCCAGCCCCTGCTCACTCGTGCGATTATCCATGATCGCCATTTTCTTGCCGGCACTGCTATCGGCGTCTAGGTCAGTACGCTTTACGACCACAATCTGTTTTCCGTCAGTCTCGACTTCTATCACGTCATCCATGCCGGCATTAACAAATGCCTCTTGTACATGATTGCCTGCCAAGATAATTCCATTCTTGTCAACCAAGATAGAACGCCCTGCCCCAAGTTCTCGGATAGATTGTTCAAGTATTCCAATTCCACGTTGTGTGCCCTTATTTGGGTTGCGCTTTAGTGGCTTATAATCTGTTAATTTTGTCAATTTAACAATCCTTGTTTGGATCCCATTTGTCCGGCACCCAGGTTGGCGCTATATCGGAACGCTGGAATTGTTCGATCAATTTCTCGATTCCATTCATCAGGTAAACGATCCGTTGTCCATATTTTTTAATTGTTCTTTCCTGCTGCTCTAATTTTTTTCCCTGTTGATCTAATTTATTATTTTGCTCAATATTAATATCTTCGAGTGTTTTTACACGGTCGCTTAATGGTTTTACCAAGTTTATCGCTGCCTCCGTCACTGCCTTACTTGCGTTTGCCTTGTTCACGTTATATGCGAATAAGCCCGTTATAATCGCACCGAATATAATCCCAAGAAATCCCCAAAAAGCAGCACTGGCTTCCATGAATCACCTGCCTGGGTTAACTTTTAGGCTGCACGATATTCTTGACGCCATCATACAAGCCGGATGCGACAATGCCCATCCCCAGCCCATATACAACGACGCCAAACCAGGCAGCGAAATCAGCCGGCAATCCTACCTGCGAAATCTGGTAACCGCTTCCCAGTAGTAACCCGATCGCCATAGAAACGCCATTCAATGTTTTGCCTGACACGCCGAACGACTTGACCCATTCGAC